CCGTCATCTGCGGTAGGCGCGTGCGCTTCGGCCACGGCCGTCGCTGTGGGCAACATCGCGCCACCAGCCTGCGGCGCATGTGCTGTGCCCGTAGCCGTGGCCAGAGGCAGGCTCGACGGCTGAGTGGCTGCCGCGGATGGCGCATGCGCGACACCGGCGGCCGTGGCGAGCGGCAAGCTTGCAGGCTGTGTAGCGACCGCCGAAGGCGCGTGCGCTGTGCCCGTAGCCGTGGCCAGCGGCAGGTCTGCGGAGACTCCGCTGTTGGCGGTGAGGGCAAACGCAGTCCCTCCGGCGGTGATCAGCGACATCAGCGCGGGCACGTAGTCGACCGTCGCGAACGTACCGCTGGCCGTCCAATCGCGATTGTTACCGCTCTCGTCATCGCCTGGATCGGTGGCGTCTCGCCATGTCATGTACGAATCGATATTTGCCGTCCGCACGGGCGGTCCCTGCAGCGACTCAGCGAGGATCTCCGTGCTGTTCAGTGCCGCGTGCCACAGCTTGGCGCTGTGGTTGTGCACGTTCGGCGCGGCAGGGCCGCCTGTGTAGCTCAGCCAGCTGGCCGCTGTCCACGTGGTGCTAGTGATCGTGAGCACGCCCGAGCTCGAGAGCGAGCTGGCCCCGAACGCGCGCCAGAGCAGCTCGACCTGCGTGGCGCTGATCATGCGGATCGCTGCGAAATACCACGTACCCGCGGTGACGGTAAGGAGTGTCTGCGACGAGTAGCCGCTACCAGCGTCGTGCTCCCAGATCAGGTCAGAGGTACCGGCCGGAATACCGATGCCGGCGAAATAAGGACTGGCGCCCTCGACGGTGAACAACGTACGGAAGTTGGTCGCGTCCTGGGCCACCATCATGAACCACTGCGTCGTGGTCCATCCCGTGGAGTCCACCGGGAGGTCCGTGGCCCGGCTGAGGTACCCGGTCGTGTTAGACCGTATGGCCACGGGCTCAGCTCGGACTCGACGTAACGCTCAGTGCACCGCTGCCACTCACGGTCATGGCGACCGACCCGCCGGACAGTGTCCCGGTCGGGAAGCCCGACACGGAGTTGTACCAGCCGATCAGACGACGCGCGCTGTCCGCGCCTCCGTTGTGGTCGTAGCCGTACGCGGCAGCGACGTTTCCGTTCACGTTCGTCAGCGTGAAGTCGGCGTGATCGAGGTTGCCGCCGCCAGTCACGCTGGCCACCGTCTCGCCCGTCACTGCCACCGCATCGGTGATGATGTTAGTGACGTCGTTGAGCATGTCGTGCGCAGCGCTGAACGTGTACGAGCTCGAAACGCCGATGTAGCGCAGGTCGATCGTGTCGAGATCGAGATCGCCCTTCATCATTGCGAGGATCGCCGATGCCATGATTCCGTTAGCCACGACGTGCCCCCTTGCTGGTGAAGAGCTTGTGTCCTGTCTCGTACGCGGCGAGTAGCGCCGGCCGCTCCCCGAGGCGCGTGCGCCGCTCCAAGAGCGCGATGCGACGCTTCATCTCGGGAACGGTGTCGCCCTGCGGCAGCTCGATCGGTACACCCGCGCGCGCGTCGAGGTAGCCGCAGACGAGCATCTCCGCGCAGCGCCGCGCGCCGCGCGCAAAGACCTCGTCGAAGGCTTTGTAGTAGTACGGGTGCGCGTGCTTCGCGGCGGCTAGGCCGCTCTCGATGGCATGCTGCTGCCAGGCCTCGTCGCCGCCCTTCCACAGATCGTAGAAGGCTTTCGCGTAGCCCTCGTAGTCGCGAGGCCGCAGCGTTGCAGCAAGCGCGTCGATGCCGCCTTGGGCGAACACATACATGGCGTGCTCCTCGCCCGCCCGCTCTCCCAGCTCGATGGCTTTCGCCTTGTTTTCGTCCATCCTCCTCAGATTGCCCGCAGGCGTCGATCGTTGGCCTGGCGCGAGGCCTCGCGCTCGTTTCGCTCGCGAATACGCTGCTCCTCGTCGGTCTCTGGGCGCTGCTGCTTCGGGTGAGCGAACGCGAAGAAATCGTTGAACGCGTACCGGAGCGCGTCGAAGAGATCCTCCGGATAGGCGCTGCCCTCCAGGATCTCCGTGCGCTCCGGATCGGCCCACTGAAGGGCGCTCGCCTCCGTGACCAGCTGGGACGTTGCGGGCGCAAGGAACCGTAGCCGCCCGGTCCGGAGCTCCGTGTTCATCACCGCGATCGAGGCTGGCTTGTCGTGCTTGGTAGCGGATCGTGCCGTGATCCCGATCTCGCGCCCGTATCGCACGTTGAACGTCTTGATGAACTGCGCGCCTCCGCTCGCCGAGTCACCCACCACGCCGTGAGGCTGGTACCGATGACAGAGCGCCTTCGTCCTGCTGGCCACCTCGTCCCACGTGAGCCCTGCCTCCTGTTCGGAGTGCACAGCGTAGACTTCGTGAGCGTGCGACGGCGCAGCGAGCACGACCCATGCGGTCTTGTCGCCCAGGCCGAAGTCGATCCCCAGGAAGAACCGCCACGGCCCTAGCACACGGCGTGGTCTGCCATTCGTGGCCGACTGCTCGTACCCGTCGATCGCGCTTACTACGTTCCGCTTCGGGTCGAGCTCGAGCACCATATTGCTGGCGTCGCGGCACCGCTTGCCAAGGTACTCACGCACGTACTCCGGGTGGTCCACGGTCCAGCCGTGCCGCTCGCGCTCTTCCGCGAGCAGCTCGTCCGGATCGCGGCCGAGATATGGGTTGTCGCGCAGCGTCCAGTGAACGTGCTGAAAGCCTTCCTTGCCGTCGCAGATCTTCGCCCAGTAGTCAGACTCGTTCTTGGTCGGCGTGCCCATGGCAAGGCAGCAGCCGCGCGACTGTGCGAGCGCGGGCCCGGCGGCCGTAAGCAGCGCCTCGAGCAGGTGCGGAAACTCCTGCGTCTCGTCGGTGATCAGCAGGATCGTGTTGCCGCCGCGGGCGATCTTCCCGACCTGCTTTTTGTTGTCGAGGCCGACGATGCGGAACATCGCTCCCGAAGGCGTGCGCAGCTTTCCGCTCGCTGCCGTGCGCTTCCAGCCGTCCTCGGGCCTGAGCCCGTACTCATCGAGCATGCGCTCGAGCTCGCCCCAGATCAGCTCCTTGCCGCGTGCGAGCGTCGGGGCGACGAACACGACCTCTTGGCCGCGCTTCGCTTGGAGCAGCTTGAGGATGATGACGGCCGCGCCCAGGTGCGTCTTGCCGGCGCGGCGCGAGCACTCGGCCGCAATGAAGCGGACGAACGCGAACACCATGTCGACGACCGCGCGCTGCTTGGCGTGCAGTCTTCCGATGATGTCCAGGCGGATGAACTCGAAGTAGAGCGCGGTGCCGCGGAAGCGGCGCACGAGCTCCTCACGCGCATGCGCCTGCGTGAGTTCGCGGCGGTCTGCGGTGCCGCTCACACGCTACTGGGTTGGCTGCTCAGAGACGTCGAATGCGAAGAAGCCGCCCGCCGAAGCGGCCTTCCACGCAATGAACGTGGCGTCGTAGGGGATCCGCTTCGGCATGATCGTCCCCGCGGGCAAGTCCTTGGCCGCCGACGCATGACCAGCGCCGAGCGCCGCGGCCTGGTTGGTGACGATCGTGGGTGCCGATGTGCCGTTGCCGAATCCCCATTGCACGTCGACCGTCGCGAACACATCGAGCCACTTCCCCCGCATCCCGGAAGGGATCGCAACGCTCTGCGAGTTGCCGTCGATCGCGACCCTGTGCACGCCGGTGAGACCGGTCGCGTCGGCTCGGATGATCGGACCAAAGTTGAGCGCCGCCCTGAGTTCTGCTTCGCTGGCCATGGCCACGAGCATCCACCGCTGCGTAGGGCGCTGGCCTACCGACGGTCGAGCACTGCATCGACCCCGCTCGCGTAGACCTCGTCTCGACGGTCGCGGCCGCCCATCTTGGGCGTCTTAGCCTTGCGCTTCTGGGCCGCAGCAGCCTCGCCGGCCTTGGTCTGATCGGGCATCTGCGCCGCTTGCTGCGCGCGCGCGATCGAGAGCGGCGCCACCGACGGGTCGGTCTGCAGCCCCGTGACCGATGCGATGCGTAGCCGCGTGTCGTAGTCCGGCGGCTCGGGGAGCTGCTCGAGGTGCGCCTTCACCTGGCGCACGAAGCTGTTGTACATGGCCGGATAGAGCTTGCGCAGCGCCTCGACGTCCTCAGGCGAGCCCATCGCGTTGGAGATGCGCTCGATCGCCGCGGCGGGCTCGTAGGCAGCCGCCACGGTGCGCCGCAGGGAGCGGTCGGTGACAGGGTCGAGCGCGGGCTTGGGCGCGAAGATGGCCACGCTGGTGGCCTTCGGCAGCTTGCTGGCGATGTAGCTCGCGCGCTGCAGGTGCCGGGTGGCGTACGCCTCGGCGAGCTGCGGGTCCTCACGCTCGATCTCGGCCGCCTGCTCCAGGAGCTGCAGCGTCGCCGGGCTGCCAGCGTGGGCGAGCTGCTGCGCCTCCTGGACTGCCTGGTCGTACTTCTCCTGGGAGAGCACGCCCTCAACAGCCGCAGGCAGCGGAGCCCTCCGTGCGGCGGTGTCAGCGACTCGAGCAGCGCCCCGGACGAGCTGTGCGGCGCTGTTGGTCACCCGGGCGCCGGCACCAGCGCCGGCCTGACCCACTGCAGCGAGCAGACGTCGACCGAGTTGGGCTGTGCCGGTGATCGCGTAGCCCACCGGCGGCGCAACCATGCCCACGGCGCCAGCGACCATTTCCGCGCTCGACTGCTGCATTTGCTTGCCGCCAGCGATGGCGTCGCGTCGCAGCTGGGACACGGCGTCGAGGCGGTTTTCGATCCGTTGTGCGGCTTGCGTGGCCCGCTCCGCCTGGTCCTGAAGGATCGGCCCGCCCCAAGCGCGGGCGCGGCTGGTCGCGTCGCGTGCCTGCGCGCGAATCCACGTCCGGTAAGCCTCCTCCGTGCCGATCATGCCGGCGTCACCAACGTTCGACACCAAGCCCTTGATCCCCGCATCGTTGGCCAATAGACGGTTGTCCCATTCGTTGGCGGCGCGCTCGCCTGCCACCACGGTAAACTGCCGAACACGAGCGTCCTTGGCGGCCGTGATTCGCGCTGCCCAGTCCGGATTCGCGATTCTCTGTCTCTGCGCGAGCTCACCCCACGTATCCACGTCCTCGAGAAACTGCTGCACACGCGGATACAGGCGCTCGATCAGGTCCTGGACCGGCGCCGCTTTCGTGCTGTTGCGGGCCTTGCCGAGGAAACCTTTTACGCCCTGGTCGAGCAGGTTATAGGCGTCGCCGACATTACCGCGCTGCAAGGCCTGGCGAATCAATACGCCGTTCTCCTGCAGCGACTTCTGAACGCTGTCGAGCGCTGCGCGACCGCCGCCGGAGACAAGCCCTGCCGCCGACCGCCCTGCGCGCCACTGCGCAATCTCGTTAGTGATGCCGCCGAGCAGATCGTCGACTTCAGCGCTCGAAACCGGACCGTCCACGTTGAACAAGTTGGCGCGCTGTTTGGCCGCGATACCGCCATGCTCGTCCACAAAGTCAACGGCGCGCATCAACTCATCTTGATCGCGGCGAATCGCGATCGTGCCATCCTGCACGGCCTCGTCGAAGCCTCCCATGGCCGCGCGCGCGCGATCAGACAGCGCCTGCAGTTTTCCGCGCGGCGGTTCGGGCAGCGCGGTAGCAGTCAACGGGCGGGCTTCGAGCGCGATGGTAATCGCCTCCGGGTCGACGGGTCCGGAAGCGACCGGTGCCGCCTTCGGCGCCATGCGCTGCGCGACCCCACCGAGGCGCTCGGCGCCCATCTGCAGCCCGCGTGCTGCGCCGCCAAGGATGCCGCCGATGCCGCCGCCGATTAGCAAGCCTTCCCCGGCCGCGCTCATGATGTGCTCGACCGCCAGCCCAGGGTCCTGGACCTGCTGCGAGTCGAGCCGAGTCGCCCCCACCGCCAGGCCCGCCAGCCCCCCCTCAACGGCGCCCCCTGCAGCCCCAGCGAGGGCCGCGCGCGCGATGCCCGGAGCGGCGCCGCCCACCCGGAGCGCCGTGGCTGCGCCGGCGCGCCCAGCGAGCGCTGCGGGGGTGTACTGCAGCCCCCGCGCGACCGCGCTGGTCCCGCCCGTGGCGAGCGCCGGCAGAAGCGCACCCGCCACCTCGCCGGCCACGGAGATCCCCGGATTGGCCTCGCGCCGCGAGTCCTGCTGCTCGCGGGCGGTGTCGTAGCCGCGCGCGAACGCGCCGCGGGTGTCCTCGGCTGGCGCGCCGATGCCGAGTTCGGCCATGCGCTGGCGCGCCTCGGGCGTGAGCTGCGGCCCGCCGTCGCTGGTCAGCGCGTGCGCGGTGCCGGTGATGGCGGCGCCGGCAGCGTCGCTGCCACCCAGAGACAGCCCGCGCAGGGCACTCTCGACGCCGGCCATCGCCTGCCCAGCAGCGCCGCCGTGCTCGGCCTGCAGGGCCGCCTGGCGCTGCGCGCGCTCGTACTCGTCCTCGGGCGTGTAGCCCTCGGAGATCGCGTCCATCAGGTTCTCTTCGGGGATCGTCCCTCGAGAGCCGTCCGGCGCGACGACGCGGACCTTACCAGCCACCGCTGGAGCCCCGCGTCACCTGGCCCAGGCGCTTATCGGGGTCCTGCTCGAACCCGAGCCCACCACCGCCCGAGCGCGCCCCTGCGGGCACGATGCCGATCGCCTTGAGCTTGGAGTTGAAGCTGGACCGGAAGTCCACGGCCATGCGGCCGTACAGCTTGATCGGGTGCTTTCGCGCGTAGAAGCCCGTGGGGTCCACTAGCGACTTGGCGAAAAGCTCGCGCTCCCCCTCGCTTGGAGCGCCAGCGCCGTTCATCTGAGAGAGCTTGGTGGACATGCGGCCCATGATGCCCTCGGCCTGGGTCCGGTCATCCGCGTTCCATGTGCCGCCGTCGTCGTTGCGCGCGCGGATCGCGCGTAGCTTGCCGATGTCCGAGATGATGTCGTTCACTGCCATCGCGTTGGCGCGGATCGTCGTCTTGTCCGAGGGCCCGAGGGCCACCGTACTGACGTAGCCCGGCAACACCTCCTCACCCGTGCCGCCCTCGCCCTCGCGCTGCAGCTTCGCGATCTTCCCCTCGCCCTCGCGCAGGTCCTGGCTGCGCTTCACGCGCTTCGCGTAGATCGCCTGACCGCGCTCGCCCACGTTGCCGGCGGCGATCTCCTGAGCGAGCAAGTCCAGGTCCATCGTCTCGAGCCGTTCGTCCGCTCGGCCCTGCTGACGCCGCGCTCCGGCCGCAGCCGTGCGCGCGTTGAGATCGAGCTGGTGCGCGACGTAGTTCTGCCGCAGCCCATTCTGCAACTCGGTCGCGACGCTCACCGCCTCCTGCGAGCTCGTCTCCGCCTTGACGCGCTCAAGCGCTGCGCCGTACACGCCGTAGCCGAGGTCCACCAACTGCTTTTCCATCTGCAGCTCGTGCTCGCTGTCCGCTTGCTCGTGCGCGGCCATGCCGAGCGCTGCGGTCTGCGCGACACGCTGCGCCTCCATCTGCTGGCCCCAGCGCTGCACGTCGCTCGCCATCATGTTGCCGAGCATGTTCAGGCCCTTGCCGACCTGCGCGCCGCGAGGGGTCATGCTCAGCACCGCTGCCACGACTTGGAGCGCCTTGCCGCGCGACGCGTCTGGCTGCTGGCCCGCCAGCGCCGTGATCTGGTTGTAGTGCTCGAGCGCCTGCGCCTCGAAATCCTGCTGCTGCGTGCGGTTCGTGTCGACACGCTCGCGCACCTGGGAGAGGCCCGCGCGGCGAGAGTCTTCCATCTCGCGCGCCGCCGCGGCCTGCTGATCGAAGCCCTCGGCCGCGATCTGGCCATCGCTCTTGTTCGCGATGTCGCCGTGACGCCCCTTGAGTTCGAGCGCCTCGTTCTGCATCGCGACCTGCTCGCCGCGCAGCTGGCGCGTGGGCGCGTTTGGATTGAACGGCGTCGCGCTGACCGAAGGGACGCGCGGCTCCTCGTACGGATTTGGCTGCGGCTCGCGCGGCTCCGGAACGCGGTAGCTGCTGCCGAGCGTCTCGAGCGCCTGGTTCGTCGCCGGCGGCACGTCCGGGCGGCGCTGCATCGCTGCAAGCTGCTCCTCGCGCTCGCGCTCCTCGAGCCACGACGGATCGGCGCCGGTGAGCCGCAGCGCCTCCGCGACGTTACCCAGGTTGAGATTGCCGAACGCCACTTAGCCTCCGTATAGCTTGCTGGCTGCGCCCACCAGCGCGCCGGCCCGTGGGTTGTTCTGCGACACCACCTGGCCGCCGACGTTCATCGCCAGCGAGCTGAGTCCGCCCGTGTAGTAGGCCGCGACGGCGCTCGCGACCTTCTTCGCCAGGCCCACCACGGGCGAACCCTCGAGCTTCTGCAGGCCCTTGGGCAAATCAGGCTTGCCGCCGAGCATGCTCAGCGCCTTGCCAGTGCCCTCCGGAAGCTGGCCGCCGCCCTGCGGTCCGGTCATCTCGTCGGGCACCTGGTACGAACTCCCCGTCGCCTTGAGCGCGTCGTTCACGCCCGCAGGCATGCGGCGATCGCCAGCGATGTTGAGCATTTTGTCGAAGCCGCCGAGGTTCATCATGCCGCCTGTCCGAAGAGCGTCTTAGTGGGACCGATGTCCTGCGAGTCGAGCGCGCCCTTGAACGCGTTCCCAGCGCCGGCCACGCGGTTCAGGACGGCCGTGATCCCGGTGTTCATGGCGGCGTTGTACGCGCCTTGGTTCGTCTGCGCCTGCGCGCCCATCGCAGCGCTGTCGATGAACCGAGACTGATCCATGGCGGACGCCTGCTGCCCCACCGCGAGCCCAGCGGTGCCCATCGCCAGGTTCTGGGTGTTCGCCTGCATGCCGGTCTGTCGGTCGCTCGCCAGGCCTTGCTGCTGGATCGCCTGGCCGTAGAGGTTCGTGAGCGCGTTCGTCTGCTGCAGCGACGCGTCGTAGTTCTGGTTCGCCGCCTGGTCCACCACCGTGATCGCGTTGCCGGCCTGATCGAAGGCGCCCCCGTAGAGCTGGTTCGCGTTCGCGTCGCCAACCATGAGCGCGTTCGCGTTCTGGTTCGTCGCCGCCCCCATGTACGTGCCGGCGTTCGCGTCGGCCACGCCCAGATTGGCCTGGAGCTGGTCGTAGCCGCCCGTGTAGCGCTGGTTGGCATTCGCGTCGCCGACCATCAGCACGTTGCCGGCCTGATCGCGTGCCCCCGTGTACGCGGTGTTGGCAGCAGCGTCAGCGACTCCCAGGTTCGCAGACAACTGCCCCTCAGCGCCTCGATAGAGCTGGTTCGCGTTGGCATCGGCCACGCTGAGCACATTTCCCGCCTGGTCGTACGCGCCGCCGTAGGTCTGCTGTGCCGAGGCTTCGGCAACCGCCTGGCGCATTGCGGCCTGCTCCGCAGCGCCTTGGTAGGTGCGAGCAGAGTTTTGCTCGCCGACCATCAGCACGTTGCCGGCCTGGTCGTAAGCGCCTTGGTACGTGTCCGCAGCGTTCGCGTCGGCAACCGTGAGCTCGTTGGTGATCTGGTCGCGCGCGGCGCCGTAGCGCATGTCGCTCGCGAGCTGCGCTTGCGTGAGCTCGCTGTCTGCCGACAAGTCCGCCGCGCCCTGACCAGCGCTCGCGATCGCCTGCTGCATCGCAAGCGCTCCGCCCTCGCCCTGGCCGGCTGCGAGACCCATCGCCGCGCGGTTCTGCACGCCGATCGTGTTGGCCAGCCGGCGCTGCGCAAGCTCGGTGTTGGCCTCGATCGCGGTGCCCGCCGCGGCGTTCAAGTCGCCCTTGGCGAGCGCGGCGTCTCGCAGAGACGTCGCCCGCTCTGCCGCGCCCTCGAGATCGGTGCGTTCCAGATACGAATCGAGCTCCTGGTTTGCTCCCGACGCGCTGCGCTCCAGGTCGGTCAGCGCAAAGGCGCCGCTGCGCTGTGCATTGGCGATAGCCGCACTGCCCTCGAGATTGGTGCTAGCCAACGCGGTATTGCGGAGCGCGTTCGCGTCTGCCGCAGACTTCTCGAGCTTCGGGCCAGTCGCGAGCGCGTTGTATCGCAGGTCGTTGGCCCGGCTCGCCGCGCCCTCGAGATCGGTCTGCGCTAGCGCAGCAGAGCGCTCCGCCGCACCCGAGTTGGCGAGCGCCTGCAGATTCGGCCCCGACTGCAGCGCCGTCGTGCGCATCGCGTTAGACGTGTTGGCATCGTTGCGCAGGTCGCCGGCAGCCGTGAACGCGGCGTTGCGCGTGCCCACCGCGCTGGCCGCCGCGGTGTTCAGATTGTTTTGCTCCAGCGTGCCCAGGCGCGCGATGGTGCCGATGTCGGCGGCCGTCTGGATGCCGCCGACCGAGCCGTAGGCCGCGTTCCGCGAGGCGCCAGCACCCTGCTGGGCCCAGGCGTAGTCGAGCGCTGCCGAGTTCTCGTTCGCGAGCGAGCGATCGTACTCGCCGCCCACGCGCAAGATCGCGTCGTTGGCCGCCTGTGTGGCAGCGTTCCGGTCCGCGGTCGCCTGCTGCTGAGCTGCGGCCTGCTTGGATTCCGAGCCGCCGTAGTAGGTGGGCTCGGGGCCGCTCCGGCGAAGCTCGCGCGCGTCACGCCGCGCCTGGACGCGCTTCTTGATGTTGTCGATCATGCCCATGGCGTTACCTCACTATGCGCGCCCGCAGGCCCGCCTGGCCTACTGCCGGGAGCCGGTCAAAAATGCGTCCTCGCGCAGCATGGCATCGAGCGCGTAGACGATGGTCAGAGACCTGGGCGAGCAGCCACCGCCGCTTCCCAGCGTCTCGGTGACCCGCACCTTGACCGCGCGGCAGTCCTTGGCCGTCGGCTCCAGCCGCACCGTGTAGTAGCCGTTCGTGTCGATCGCATCGAGCGCCGCATCGTTCCAGGTCCGATCAGTGACCGCGGTGGTCGCGTAGTCGACAAGCAGCTCGATCCGAATGCTGTGCGCCCCGTCGCGCCGGCCGTTGAAGACCACATCGCGCAGCAAGACGCAGTCCTGGAAGTCGCCGCCCAAGATGAGCCAGTCGGTCTCCCACGACATACTCGCGGCGCTCACGCTGTTTGCCTCGAGCCTGCGGAACGTCGTGGGGCCGCTCCCTAGCGCCATGATCACGGTGTCCGGGTCGTATGGCAGCACGTGAGCCGCGCGCACCAGTTCAGACAGCGTCGCTGTGTCCCAGACCGTCCAGCGGCCGGTCTCGTAGTTGTAGACCCTGACTTCGGCCGTCGTGCCCGAGAAGAAGAGCACCTCCGAGAAGCGGGTCAGGCACACCGCCGCGCTCACGTCATGCGTGGACTGGAAGCTCGCGATGTAGTGCACGCCCGAGCCATCGAGCATCGCGAAGCGGTTGCCGACCTGCCAAATGATGCCCGCGGGGCACACGACCACCGAGCTGGTGTTGCTGCATCCGATGTCCGCGATCTTCACCGGCGTGAAGTACCCGCCACCACCGCCGAGCGTGTTGCTCGGGCCGTCTCCAGATACCTGGTACACGGCGCGCTCGGTCAGGATGATCGTGAGTCCCTGCCACTCGCGGTTCGCCATGGTGTCGCCGGCACCGCTTGGAGTGAGCACCTCGAACGCCGGGGTGAACTCGTAGCCGACGCCGGCTACGCGGAGCTTGCTGTACACGCTGCGCTCGCGCATCTCCGCATCCACAATCCAGCAGCGCCCGCCGATGATCGAGACATCCCACGCGGGCGGTGGTGCCTGAGGGACGACCTCCTCGCCGTTCCCACCGCCGCTGTAGATCTGTGCGTTCGCGGCGGTGACTGCCGATGCCTGTGTGCCGAATCCAGCGATATTGGCGCGCGCTGGCAACACCGCCATGAGGTGCAGCGTCTTCCCGGCTAGCTCGGTCGCGTAGATTCGCGCCTCGACCATGCTGGGCACCAGCGTCCGGATGTGGCCGACGTCGATCCCCACGCGCTGGGTCGTCCCGTTGACCGTCACCGTGCGCAGCTTGCTCGGACGCGAGCGATGCAAGAGACCCGACGCGTCTGTCCAGTAGAGCACCGCTTGGTAGCTGTACGTGCCTGCGGGCAGGATCGTGCCGCTGCCCGAGAGCGTCACATCCGCGAAGAACGGTGGTGTGTGTACCGGCGAGCCGAACTCAGCTGCGTTTTGCCCGTCCCACTGAAGCGGATGCGCAGCGGCGAGGATCCCGCTTCCCTCGCGATCGTGCGCCACGGACAGCTGCCCAGGAGAAGCGCTCATACGCACGACCGAGCGGCGCCCGCTGGTCGAACCGCTGGCCACCGCAGAGAAGTCGGTCAACAGGCGGTACATGCTGTGCACGTCGTCACCGATGCAGATCAGAGAGCTGCTCGAGAGCTTGTCGGTGTAGAGGTGGTCGACCGGCGAAGACGTTCCGCGCACCACGCCGAGCCGCGCGAAGCATGCCGGCGTGGTGATCTGGCCATCGGTGCGCGTCCAGAACAGGTCGAGGCTCGGGTCGTCGGCGTAGTTCGCCTCCCCCGGCGCCTCGCTCGAGACGGCGTGCCGCGGAACTAGTTGGTGCACGGCGCAAATCAGCTGGTTGCTCGTCACCCACTGCGCAGCACGCCCTGCGATGCGATACCAGGGAATCTGGTCGAACCCTCCGCCGTCAGCGCCCGTCGCCGCATTGATGAGGTAGTGCGAGACCACCGGATCGGTACGCGTGAAATAGAGGCTCAGCTGGGTGTGCCTCTCAATCGCCATCGAAACGTGTGGCACGATTCCGCCCGACGACGCCGTATCGTTGTGCTGGAAAGCCACGGCCACGCGTCCGTGACAAGTCTTGGCGCCGCTGGTGGAGATCAGGGTAAGGCCGCTGTCGTAGACGCGCGCTACTGCCGTCGCGGCCGTGACCGATGCGAACACCACCGCGATGCGCGTCGAGCCCTCGGGGGTCGCGACCGCAACGGCGCAGTCTCCGCCACCTTGCAGCGCATTGGTGATGTTGGCGATCGCCGTCAGCCCGCCCCCGGTGATTGGCACTCGGTAGAGCGCACCATTGGCCGCGGTCCCAATCGTGGAGCACGCCAACAGGGCGTAGGTGTCGTCCAGCCGGCATACGTCCATGCCCGCTGTCAGACTTCCGGGCGCGGCCACCGCCACCTCTGAGCCCACTGTGACTGAGCCGCCGGAGAGCGTAAGCGTGCAGTAACAAATATTGCCTGCGTCACTCACGTACCAGACACGATCTCCATTCGCTCCGTGCGAGGTCACTCCGATCCAGCGGTTTGCTGGCTGCGTGAGGAACGCTGCGAACGCGGGCGTGCCCGTGATCACGCCATCTGCCGTCGCGCTGCCGACCATCACCACGCCCTGAGTCGTTGACTCGGTGGCGAGCCACGCATACCACAGCCGCCCAGCGGTGGAGTTGTAGCTCATCGCGAACTGACTCAGCGCAGCCACCCCCACGTTCTCCGACGCCACGACTTGAGCCGCGTATACGCTCCTCGAGTGACCACGGTCTTGGGCCTTGCCCAGGAATCCCGCCGTCACGCCCGCGCGCCCGGCGTCCGGAATGAACGTCGGAATGCCGATGTAGTCGGGCCCGGGAATGACCAGCGTGTTCTTGCCACTCGCTGCGCTCACGATGGCGCGCGCGCGATCCGGGACGCTCTGCGCGCTCACCGAAGGCGCGGACGGGCTGCGCACTACGCCACCAGGCACCACGCTCAGACGCGTGTTCGTCGACCTCTTGAGTGTCGGCGAGTCTCCCTGCTTCACCAGCGGCGCTACGAGCTCGTCCAGCGAGCGATTGTCCACGCCACCGTTGAGCAGGATCGATACTTTGAGGTCTTTGCTTGGCATTACGGATCTCTCGGCTTCAGCGCGTCGGCAGCAGCGCGCATCGCTTCGGCTTGAGCACGCAGCTCGGCTGCCTGCTCTGGGTCTGCCGTATTGGCCGCCTGCACGTCGTACTGCTGCGCCAGGCGGCGCATGTCGGTCTGCGCCTTGCGCCAGCTCACGCCTTTGGGGTCGAATACCATGATCTGCTCCTAGTGCGCTGCGATCCAGTTCTTCACGGCCGTGCCCTGCGGCTCGATCACGCCGCTCGTGTCGCGCAGGTAGTACTCGGTGGCGAACACGCCATGCGGGTACAGCTCGAACAGGGTTGCTCCGATCGTGCCGAGCTCGCCGCCGCTGGCGCTCACGCCCTGGGCGTAGATGTTGTCCATCAGCTCGTCGATGCGCGTCGCGGCGGTCGCCTCGCTCGACCCGCTGACGCTTGCGCCGAGCTCAGAAAAGAATATTGGGGTCGGCGTGGCAGTGCTCGGGTACATCAAGCTGTAGGCGTTCGCGCCGCCGGGGTTGTTCATGTTGTCGGGCAGGCCGAGCGCGTTCACTACCTCGCCGTTGTACCAGTGCAGGCACGTGAAATCCGCCTGCAGCCCGTAGATGCTGTCTAGGTCGTCCAGGATGGCTGGCACCCATCCGATCTTTATCCATCCGGAGTTGGCGGCGCAGATGACCTGAGCGTCGGGCGCATCATCACGCAGCGCTTGGAGCGCGCCGGCGAGCGCGCCGCGAAAGAGCGGGTAGAACGAGAGCCCCGTCCAGTCAGATGGCGACTCGCCGTCGTTTCCTCCGGGCTGGCTGACCTGGAGGTTCCACTCGTTGCCGATCTCGTAGAGCTGCGCCGTTGGCGCGTTGGCGATCACGCTGGCCGTTTCCGAGTAGCAGTCGGCATAGGCTGCCGCTTCGTTGGCGTACCCAGACCAGCCTGGATACGTGCAAACGAGCACAAGCGGGATGATGCCCTCGGCCTGGAATGCCGCGACGTCAGTGCCGATGTCAGCGTGTGCCTGCTGGTCACCGACAGCGCGATAGATCACCGTGTCCGGCGTGCTGCCGAAAATGTCTTTCAGGTCGGCCGCCTGCTGGGCAATCGAGCGTGACGTGTAGATGCCGCCCTGATCGCGATGCCCGCACGCGCCCCAGTAGCGCACGCCGGGCTGCAGAATCCCGGAGCCGCCGACCACGCTGGCCGAGAACGCATGGGCGCTCCCCGTGGCCGTCGCAGTCGGCAGGGTCGCGTTGACCACTGGCGGACGCCGTCGCGCGCCGAACGCGAACGGGCGCATCAGGTCATGTCCCCGGTGACCAGCCACCGATTCGTGTCGGTCTTCGTCAACGTAATCACGCTGTACTGCACGCGCGCTGTCAGGCTGCTCGCGTGATTGAGCGTGACGCCTGCAGCTCCCACGAGCGTGAGTGAGCCCGTGCCAAAGCGCTCGAAGTTGATCTGCGATCGTCCTATTGGGAACGGCACCGCCGCGTCGGTGGGAACCCTGACCAGGTACGCGGCGGTGCCAGCGCTCTGCTTGAGCTTCCAGTTGTCGGCCAGCACCAGCGTGTAGTCAGTGCCCGGGATCGTCTCAGCCCCGTAGCCAGCGAGCCACCACGCGACCACCTGCTCGAGCTGCACACGCATCGCCAGCAGCCTGCGCAGCTCGTTCGCCAGCGTGGTCACGTCCAGCGAGAGCCTGCGCAGCAGGTCGAGGAACGCGTCCATCAGCCGCCCCGCCGGCGGTCCCAGTCGGCCAGAGCCTCGCCGCGCACGTCGCGGATCGTGTGCGTCTTGTGCACGTCACGCTCACGCGCGCGCGAAAGAAAGTCGTTCTCGATCAGCGCCTTCTGCTGCTGGAACTCAGCCGTCGACTTGCTCTTTGCCGTCGCCACCTTGATCGCCACGTCGAGCGTGAGCCACCGATCGCAGTCGAGGCGCATCTGCACGGTGGAGCCCAGCGGCGTGGCCACGTGGTTCGTGTAGTAGACCTCCAGGTTATGCACAGCGATCGGCGACGGGTAGAACGCGAGTGTCTCGCCCTCGAGACGCCACGCGGGCGTGACCTGGTCCCAGCCCTGCGTGCTGCGCTCCACCAGGTCAGCCTGCTGCGCGGTGCCCAGCAGCACGTAGTCGTTCGCGCCGCGGGCCCAGATCACCGCGTGCACCTCGCCACAGTTCGCCGGCAGCGCCACCGTCTTGACGCTCGCCACGGTCACCGCCGCGGCCACCTGCAGCAGCTCGCGATCCTCGATGTGGTGCTGGCGCAAGAGCGCCGAGAGCGAGCGCACCGACTGCGCGAGCCAGTAGGTCACCTGCGTGTCGGTGACGCGCGTCGTCGTCGCGAAGGGCGGGCTGTTGGTCTGCGCCGCGATGTCCGAGACGATCTCAGCGACCGTAAAAGTGGTAGCCACGGCTCAGCCTCGCACAACGCCAAAGCGAGCGGCCCGCCGGGAAGGGAACCGACGAGCCGCTCAAGCCAAGGCGTAGTCAGGCTGGCATGGGCATGGGCATCGACTCGTCTTCCGGCTCCTCGCCGTCGAGCTCGCCGGCCGCCGTCTGCAGCATCTCCTTGAAGGCTTCGTAAGCGGCTTCGTAGTCGCCGCGGTCCTTGGCCTTGCAGAATGCAGTCGTGGCCAGCACGCCCGCGCTGGCGTCCGGAGCAGGCTCGGCTTCGCCACCAGGCTCCACCTCGCCAACCCCGATCATCAGCGCTGGTGCGCGCTCCCGTGCCATCAGAGCCCCTGCCGGGCGATGACGGCGAGCCAGATCTCATCCACCGTATCGCTCAGCGCCAAGCTCGCGAGCGATGCGAACGCTGCCGTGCGGTGGACGAACGTGAAGGTGCCGGCCGCGTAGTCGTACGACTCGATCCGGCCGAGGTGCACGTTCGTCGTGTCGTTCTCCACGAACCCAACGAACGCGACGAAGCCGGCCGACTTCTCGGCGAGCACGACCGTCCATCGGCCAGCCGCGTCGCGAGTGATCGTCTTGACGCCAAACTGATCGCCCGGTACCTGCAGCGCTGGAGACGCCGCAGGAACGAAGCGAGCCCACGACACCACGCAGGAGCCGAAAGCCTTCAGCTTGTTCTGCTCGAGTAGAGCGATCACGCTGCCACCGCCGCGATCTTCGTGCGCATGATGTTCCACGTCTTGCGCGAGTAGGAGTTGCCGTCGTGCGCGAGCACGAACTCGAGCACGCCGGTCTGACGAGTGTAGTGGAACTTCTTCCCGTCCTGGTCATCGACCACGGGCTGGTCGCCGCACGAGCCGCGCGTGAACGCGCCCTTGCCGACGAGAATGACCTCGTCCACGGGACAGTGCGAGTCCTCGATGAACTCGTAGCCCATGACCTTGATCGTCTTGATGCCGATGCCGTACTCGGTCTCGACGGCACCGTCAGTCTCGCGCGCGGCCTCCACCGTCTGGCGGATCTGCGTGAGGTTCTTCGGGTTGATGAAGAACGGGCAGTCGCCTTCGAAGCGCTTGCCTGCCTGGTTCTTCGCCACGCCGAGCGCCGCCAGGATGCCCGAGCGGATCGGAATGGTCGAGCGATCCAGGTAGATGCCCGCGAGCTGCGTGCGGTCATCGCTGCGGTTCACGCCGAGAAAGCTGTCCGAGGGACTCACGGTGTTGGGGCACCAGCCCTTGATCCCGTCGAGGTCCTTGGTGTTCATGCTCCAGCGCACCACGCCGTCGCCCGCCACGATATCCGTGACGGCCGTGCTCAGCGCAACGGTGCACGTAGCCTCGCCCGCGATGCGGTCCACCTTGGACACGATCACGTAGCCCGTGCCGCCAGTGCGCAGCGCGCCGGTGGATGGGTTGGTGAACTGCAAGCGCATGCCCTTCTCGACGAATGACATGTCCTCAGGGTTGGCAGCGAACAGCGTGGTCGTATTGACCGCGCCAGTCGACTTCAAGAAGAAGCGCACGCCGTCGCTCGCGCCGTACATGCGCTGATTGATTTCCATGCCTAGCGCGCTGGTGGCAGCGTCCACCTCGTACTCGAGCGCGTTGGCCAGCTGCGACTCGTCGCCGCCGTTCATCGCGTTGCGCACGACGTCGCCCTGCAGGCTCGCGTACTGGGTCACGTGCCGCTGAGGCACGAGGAACGCCGCGCCACCGCTCGACGTGTTAGCAGCGAACGCGTCGGCGTTCGTGGCGCCGATGCCCTGCGGCAGCGTGTGCTTGACGGGGATCCGAATGCCGGTTCCCGTGGTGAAGTCGGTTTCGTGCGATGCCCAAAGCAGCATCTGGTTGTTGCGGAGCAGAGCGTCCTTATCGAGCCCGTCCTTGTACATCAGCTTGAATAGAAAGTCCGCGGCGGTCTGGTCCAACGCAGCCATGATTCACGTCCCTACCCGGCTTCGCGCCGGAGATCTCTGAACGCCCTCACGGCCTGCTGCTTTCGCTGCTCCTTGGTTAGCTTGTCGGGCGGCGGCGGCGTCTGGCCAGAAGGCAAAGACGAGACGGAGCGCGGTCCATCCGCACTACCGTTGCCCGCTCCATGGCTCGCCGCGGGATTGGCCTCTTTGCTCGTGCCGACGCCGAGAGCGGCGATCAGCGATTCACGCAACTTGGGATTGCTCTTGAGCAGCGCCTTGAACGCCCGCTCGTTTCCCAGCACCGCGGCCGTGTTGGCCGCCAAATCTGCCTCGAGCGCCTGGAGCACCGGCAACGCGTCGGCGGCCTGCTTGCCGCCGCTCAGCGCCAGCTCCCACACCGAGCTCGCGGCCCAGTCGTGCGCCGCGGCGAACGGGTACCGCTCCGCGTTCTGCTCGATGTACTTCTTGATGTTGCCGGTCTGTTCGGTACGCATGCGCGCGCGCGCTTCGGCCTGATCACGCTGCGCGCGCTGATCCTTGTCCGCCTTGAGCTCATCGAGCTGTTGCTTGACCTCGGGCGGAAGGTCCATGCGCTGACCGCGCGGCTTGATCTTGCCGTCGACCGTCGCCTGCACGACCTTCTCGAGGTTCCAGCCGGCTTCCTCGAGCAGGTCGTAAGGGTTTGTCTTCGCCGCCTCGAGCTTGGCCTTGAGCGCCGTGTTCTCGGCCGCGAGCCCGTCGTGCTTGCGCCGGTAGTCGTTGACCTGCGCGGTGCTGCTGTTGAGCTCGCGCACGGTGCGAGCCAGACGTCCCTCGAGCTCGCCGTCCGGGCGGGCCGGTGCCGGCTTCGTCTCGGCGGCTGGCGGCTTCGTCTCGGCCGGCTGCTGGTCCTTGGACGCGAACTTGCCATCCGGCGCGCGCCCTTTGGCGTCGCCCTCGGGCTTGGCGTCCTTGGCTTCCTGCTTGTCCGCCTGCTTGGGCTTGGGCTCGCTCTCGGGCTTGTCCTTGCTCAGGTGCTCCTTGAGCGCCTGGGCGGCCGACTTGCGCACCTCGGACTTGCTGGGCGGCGGCTTCTCTGGTGCGGCCGAGGGCTCGGTCACCTGCTGTGCACGCTCGGCGGCGCTCACGGGGGCCGTGGAGTCGGGTGTGGTCGATGCCGGCGCCGCTGGGGCGGGCGCGGGGGGCGTTCCGAGGCTTGCTTCGCTCATGCTGGCAGCTTCGCAAAGCCGCCAGGGAGCTGGCCTACGCCGCCACGACCTGGCCCACCGGCGGGCGCATCGGCACCTGCTGCACGAGCTGCTGAGGGGCCGGCCCGGGCCCGCGCGGCATGGCCTGCGGGCCCGGCATCGGCGCGCCCTGGCCAGGCATCGGCGGCTGCTGCGCAGCGGCCTGGGCCTGCTGCTGCTTCGCCTTTGCCTCGGCCGCGAGCGCCGCCGCCTCGATCATCTGCTCGCACCGCACCAGGAAGCGCTCGAAGGCGTCGATCACCTCCGGGGGAGCGTCCATCGTGCGCGCCTTCAGTCGGCTCTTGGTGGCGATGTCGATGGCCGTGGGCAGGAGCTGGCGCGGATCGGGGAACACGTCCTCGGCCTCGAGCAGCTTCTCCACCTGCCACTGGGCCATGTCGATGTGCGCGAGCTCGGTGTCGACGTAGCTGTCCAGGTCTGGGAACTGCAGCAGCTGCATCGCGTACTGCTGATTGACGAAGCCCGCCTCGATCCACTCCATCACCGCGGCCCAGCGCCCCTGCGGCGTGGTTGGCAGCGCGCTCATCGGCATCATCGTGACCTGGGCGTGCCCTTTCGGGATCGCGAGGTCACGCCACATCGAAGTGGCCAGGAACGTCTGCCGGCCCTGCTGCACGCGGGCAGCCACCTCGTAGCTCTCGTCCTGCTCAGCGAGCTTGTCGTTCAGCCGCTCGATCAGTTTGGCCACGCCAATGCACGCGTCCTGGAAAAGCTGGATCGGGTTCACCAAGCGACGCGTCTGCACGTCGTCCTGCGCGCGCACGGCCACGCCGCTCGTCAGGCCCTTGCCGGCGCCCTCGCCGTTCGTCTGCTCCTGGCTCAGGCCCTCGACGAGTAGCTGACGCTGGAACTCGAGGTCGATCTGCTCCTGCAAATCCCACTGCGTGCCGTCCCACTTCGCGACCGTAGGCGGGCCCGCGTTCACGTCGTAGTTCACGACGAGCCCGATCTCGTTCGTCAGCTTCGCTGGAGGAACCGGCGGCGAGCCCGGCATGTACGGGTTGAGCAGCACCATATTCGAGCCGAGGTCCTGCCCACGCTCCACACGCGCGATCAGCTCGTTCACGCGGTTCTGTGCGCTGCGGCAGCTCTCGACGAGCCCCGAGCCGTAGTAGCCGAGGTCGCGCTCGCGATAGCGCACCGGCTCGTACCAGTGCTCGGTGTCCGTGGTCTTCTCGTGGAGGAGCGTGGCGCCGCGAATCGTGATGCAGTGCACGCCGTTCTTCTGCACCTTGCCCTTCTTGCGCGTGGCGAGGTGGTGCGACTCGATCACTTCGACGAAGCCGCTGGTGCCGTACCCGACGCCGGCATCGAGCCGGAGGAACATGTCGACCATCGCGTCGGTGCTCGGTCCGCTCTCCTTGTCGATCGCATCTGCGTGCTGCGGGTACTGCGACTTGAGCAGCTCGCGGCTCACCAAGCGCGATCGATGCATGCTGCGCGGATCGCCGTATAGCCCGTCGTGGTGCTCGATGAGAATCTCCAGCGTGGGCACGCGCTCGAGCTTCGGCAGCCCGTCCTCGTCGATGTAGCCGTGCACGAAGCCAGTGCCGACCTTGGCAGCGTCCTTGAATGCTCGCTTCACCACCTTGGTGCCGAGCTCGGTCATTTGCCCCTGCAACACCTGCGTCTTCTTGCGCGCCTTGCGCATCAGTCCGTAGTCGCCGCTTCGCGTGAGAATCACCGGCACCGCTGGCGACTGCGCGACCATCGAGTCTGCCGTATCGACGATCGCGGACGCCATGTTGAACCGCGTCCCACACGCGCCCATGTGCATGTACTGCTGCAGACGCGTGACCGGCGGCTCGGTCCCGTGACCGAGTCCCGTCACGTTTCCGGCCGCGTAGAGCGCCATGAAGTGCGCCATGTCCTGCCGCTGCTCGCGCTGCTGGTCGCGGATGCGCTTCACTTCGCACGCGACGCCCTTGTGCAGCTCAGAGGGAGCGTACTCGTACCAGCACTTCGATTCAGTCGTCACAACCCCAGTTCTCGCCGACGCATGGCCTCCCTGGCCTGCTCAGGCGTCATGGGCTTGTCCTTGTCCGTCATCGGCACCCCGGAGACGCCCTGCTGGTGCACCAGCGCCGCGGTCACTGGCGAGAACTTCGCGACCATGTCGCCGTCCGCGACCATCACCGCGCCCAGGGCGCGGAGCTCTTTGCACATATCGATGAACCGTGCGGCCTTGCCGCGTTCGTCAAAGATACGTGCTGGCTCCGGTCCTACAGTGTTTCCGCGAGGGTCTCTCACTGGACAGCTCCCGTCTGCATGAGCGCGAACAGCCGCTCGATCGTGAGTCCCGCGGCCTTGTTGTCCTCGCCCAGCGCGAGCGGCTCGGGCAGGAAGTCTCCGCAGATCTTGCTGAGCACCTGCACCGCGTCGATCCGCTCGCGCATCGACGGCCGATCGAAGCCCTTGCGCTTGCCGCTTCGAGAGACCTCACCGCGCATGACCGCAGTGAGGAAGCGTAACCGCTCAACTCGTGAGGCCACGAGCGGGTCGCCATCCGCACGCTCACGAATGGCGCGCCGCACGTGCGGACGGCGCAGCACCCGCGTCGCAGTGACGGTCGCAGCATGCGGCGTGGTGGAACCCACCAGCATTGCTGCGCGAGCACCGTTCGCGCCCGCCTCGCCCATGTACGCCTCGACGAACCTTCTTTCATACTCAGAAAGTCCGTCGTCCTCCTCGTCGTCGGCAGGCTCGGTCACGACGCTCGCTCCAAGACGATAATCCATGGATCAAACGCAAAGGCGCGAGAGATGCGCCAGCCTGCAGATACAGCGACTTCGGACACCGTGTTGCGCTGCGGATCGCTGATCGGCTCTCGCTCTCGAGTGGTGAACGTGAGCAGGTCGTCCTTTGCGCTCAGCAGCGCGGCGCGCAGTCTTTCGCTGTTCGGGTCGAGACGCTTGGCCCGCCGCCGCCGGTTCGCCTGCCGTTTTCCTACGCCTAGCAGCATGAGCCGCTCGCACGGCTGCTGCGGCCACACGCGCCAGCACGGCTTGCGATGCTCGGCGAGGTCGCTCACGACGATCGCTCCCCCTCGAAACGCTCCGAGTCCTTGAGCCTGATCGTGCCCATCTCGCGGATGCGGATCGACCCAGCGACACGCCGCGCCTCAGCCGACGTCTCGCACACGTCGTACACCTCGAAGACCCCCGCGAGCTTCACGCGCATCTCCGCCTGCAGAAACGCCGGCGCTGGGTCCCACACCTTCACGATGCCCATGCCGTTCGGGCCTTCCTTGACCGTCTCCATCCGCCAGAGCGGAGGGTTGCTCCGCTCTTGGAAAACCAGCACGCCGATCTCGGGCAGCTGCTCGTACGCGTGCTTCGCATCGCGCTCCCGCTTGATGAGCGACTCCTCGCCCTGGCGGTGCATTTCCTTCGCTCCCTCACGCACGATGCGCGCGAAGTCGATGCCGATCAGGTCTGGCCGCGGTCGCTTCACGGTGCCTCCCTCGTTGCCCACCGCGCGTTCGCCCATGGCACCACGGTCACGCGGTTCGGGTCACCTCTGACCCCAATCAACAGGCTTTCGCTAGCCAAAACTAGTTCGTATTGTTGATTGGTAAAGATGTCCCGCATGGAGTCGAGGCCGATCAGGTCGGATGCGGGGTCGTGCACGGCGGTGGCGAGATGCACGCGCGAGAGCTTGATGGGCTTGATCATGGAACTGGACCCCCGTTCGCGTCCCAGCCTTCGGATCGAAGATCAAACTGCGCCTGCAGGTTCAGCCAGAACTCCGCCGATGCG